CTGATTTCCGTGACGAGTATCACGTCGGTCGACACGGCGGGCGCGACGCAGACCTGGAGTAGTGCCCTCTATACCGTCGATGCCCCGGCGGGCCCCAAGGCCCGCATGGGCGCGATCGTGCCCAACTACGGCGAGATTTACCCGCCGACCCGCGCCGTCGTGAACGCCGTCACGGTGCGGTTCGTGGCGGGGTACGGGGCGGCGGCCGCGGTCCCGGCGAGTCTCAAGGCGGCGATGAAGCTCCTGATCGGGCTCTGGTACGAGAACCGGGAAGCCGCGGCGATTGTCCGGGCCTCCGCCGATGTGTTGCCGCTGGGCGTCGCGGCGCTCTTGTGGCCGTTCAAGGCGTTCTGATGGGGATCGGCCAGCTGCGCGAACGCGTGACGGTGCTGACGGAACGCCCGCGATCCTTCGCGGTCAGCGCGTTGACCTGGGCGGCGGGGTTCGCGGCGGCGGTGACGATCAGTCCGCACGGGTATGTCGATGGCGACTTCGTGACCGTCGCCGGCGCCGTCCCGAGCGGCTACAACGGCAAGGTCGTGGTGGCGGTGACGAGCACGACGGGCCTGCGGTATCCCGTGGCGGCCACGCTGACGACGCCGGCGACGGGAGCCATCACGGCGACCTACGCGGGCGATACGCACGGCGGGCGCGCGGCCCTGGCCTTTCGGGCGCTCATGACGGTCTGGGCGGAGTACCTGCCGCTCAAGGCGTTCGAAAAGATGCAGCGGAACGCCGTGGAGGACGGCTTGGCGTGTCGGTTTCGCGTGCGGGCCCGGGTGGATCTCGTCGCCGGGTTGCGCGCGCAGTGGACGCCGCGCTGGCCGATCGCGGCGCCCGTGCGGACGTTCCGGATTCGCGGGGTGGAACCCGACGGGGAGCAGCGGGAATACCTGCTGCTGGAGTGTGACCAGGTGACGCTCTGATGGCGCGCACGACCTCGCTCGATCTCGTGGCGACGCTGCCGGGCTTGCCGACGCTCAGTACCGGGCTGAACCGGTTGCGGTCGAACATCGCGGACTGGTCGCCGTTCTGGACCAACTACTTCGCGCCGTCGTGGTGGCGGATGGAACGCGATCTCTTTATCAACGAGGGCGGATCGTCGTCGGCCTCGTGGACGCCGTTGACGCCTCACTACGCGGCGTACAAGACGAGGAAATTCGGCGGGCGCGGGATCCTGGTGGCGTCGGGCGCGTTGAAGGCGTCGTTTACGGGCGGAGCGGGGTCGGTGTTGCGGCCGTCGCCGACGGGCTTGGTGATTGGATCGTCGCTGCCGTACGCGCGCGCGCATCAGACCGGCACCGGGCCGCAGAGTCAGGGCCCGAAGAGTTTGCCGAAACGCCGCGTCCTGCGCTTGCCGCGGGTGTTTCTGACGGTGGTGGCGGGATCACTGCGGACCTTCGTGCGATCGGAACTGAAGAAGGACGCGAGCGAGTTGCCGGGGCTGGTCGTGCTCGGGCCCGACAGTCCGAGGGTCGGCTGATGCGCGCGCTCGCGGGCGACATGGAGGACACCAAGCGCGTCGTGGCGCAGCGGCTCCGGAGCGCGCGGTTCCTCGAGCTCCTCGCGGCCGTGGACGCCGAGAAGGGATCCGGCACGACGCCGGCGCCGGTCTCGATCTTCGAAGGCGAGAAAGCCGTCGCGATCGAAGAAGGGTATCCGACCGGGAGCGTGATCGGCGCGCGGACGGCCTACAGCACCGATCCGAACGTCGAGAAGTCCGCCGCGCATGAAGTGCTGGTCCTCTGGACCGACACCGGGGACGACGAGCTCGCGATCACGCGGCACCTCGAGCGGTTGGTGCGGGCGACGCGGGATCTGTTTTGGAACGTGACGCTCGAGGAGCTCCACACGCCGCCGGTGATCGTGCGGAGCGAAGAATATTCCGCGTTGCTGCCGACCGATGAACACCCGCCGTTCATCAAAGCGGCGTCGACGCAATTACTGATCGGGACCTACGCCCTGTAACCAGGAGAAGAGACGATGCCCAGCACTGCCACCCTGACCGCTTCGAGTTGGCCCATTGACACCGCGCAGAGCGCCGACCTCTCGGCCGCGATCGCGACCGCCGCGACCGTGAGCGGGGACGCGTTCCTCCACGCCGGGGCCCAACTCCTCCTCGTGAAAAACGGGGACTCGGGCAGCCACACCGTCACGATCCCGAGCGTCGCCGCCAAGGGCCGCAGCCTGAACACCGGCGACGACATTACGCGCAGTGTCGCGGCCGGGAAGATCGCGGTCATCGGCCCGTTCAGCGCCGAGCGGTTCCGTGACAGTAACGGCCTGGTGCAGATCACCTACGACGCCGTGACGAGTGTCGTCGTCAAGGTCGTGTCGGTGGCGGCGGGCATTTAGATGCCCCGCTATCGCGTGGCCGTCGGCCAGGTCCTGCCGCACGACGGGCAGGTGCTCGAGGCCGGCGCGATCGTCGAGTTGCCGGCGCACGTCGCCAACGACGTCGAAGTCGCGTATCGGATTGTCCCCGTCGAAGAGGTCGCCACCGCGGCGCCGTTGCAACCTGCAGAGTCCGCCGCAGAGGCGAAGGAGTAAGTCATGGCGTTCGATGTCACACGGATTGAAGTCGGCCCGGCGCGGGTGTTTCTGGGCGTGACGTTGCCGGCCAGCGGCGCGGGCCCGACCCTGATGGGGCACACGGCTGGCGTGCCCGCCACCGGGACCGAGATCGGCCTGACGGAAGGCGACACGGTTCTCGAGATCATGTCGGAGAAAAAGGAAATTTTGGCGGAGCAGTTCTATGCGCCCGTCGAGGTGTTCCTGACGCTGCAGCGCGCCAAGGTCACCTTTACCGCCAAAGAATCGACGGTGATCGGCTTGCGCGCCGCGCTCGATGCGATCGGGCAAACCACGACCGCCACCGAAGATCTGTACTACTTCGGCGCCGGCGCCGGCGCGTTCGCCTGTCTCAAGCAGTCGGTGTTCCTGAGCGCGCGACGTCGGGACAACCCGGCGAAGTACATCATTTGCGTTCTCTACAGCTGCTACGCCTCGAAGGGGCTGACCTACACGTTCAGCCGCACGAAAGAAGCGACCTACCCGGTGGAGTTGACGGCGCTCGCGATCACCACGCGCACCGCCGGCGATTGCATGGGGCAGTTCTACCGCGAGATCGGCTAGGCCTCGCGTCCGTCGTGGTCCGGGGGTGGCGTGCTCACACCGCGCCGCGCCCGGCTCGCGTCGGCGACGATGCGGGCGCCGGACCCTCGTCGTCGCCGCCTGAGTCGTTCCGGCCTCTGTGTGAGGGGCCATGCCTGAGTACTCGACACCCGCGTCCTTGAAAGCCCGGCTCGTCCTCGTGACCGTGCCCGCGGTCGAGGGGGAGTCCGAGGCCGTCCGCATTGCGTGCCGGCGTCCCGATCCGCTCGTCCTCTTCGCCAACGGCTGGCTCCCGCTCGAGATCTTCGCGACGGTGCTCGAGAAGGTCCAGGGCCCGATGAGCGAGTTCGTCGAGGCGGCGCTCGTCGATGCCGAAACCTACGGCGACTTCATCGATCGCTGGGTGTGCGCGGCCGCGGTGACTCCGCCCATCGTGCTGACGGAGGCGGAAGCCGTCGCGAACGAGGCGGCGATCTGGGTCGAGGACCTGGCGCCGGATGTGCGCTTTGCGATCTGGCGGAAAACGACCGATCGCCTTGCCTCGCGCCGGGTGAGCGAGGCCGTCACGACCTTTCGTCGCGGACAGTCCGTCGATCCTCCGGCTGGACCGGACGGCGCGGCGGTATTCCGTGCGGCCGTCGAGGTTGTTGTCCGTGGGTGATCCCGTGCTTGCGCTCGATCTCGATCTCGCGATCGCGGAACGGTGCCACCGCCACGAGCAAGACGCGCTCGCGGCGCTCCTGAAAGATGAACAAGGCGGATTTTTCTCCGCCGTCGTGCAGCTCCTGAATCGCTGATGGCCAACGCCCTGCAAGAACTTGTCTTGAAAATCGGAGGCGATTCCTCCGGCGGGCAGCAGGCTGTCCGGGACCTGGCCAACGCGCTGTCGAACAACCTCGCGAAGGCCCTGCAGGACACCGGATCGAAAACCGAGGAATCCAGCACCAAGCTCTCGGGCTTCAAAAAGTATCTCGACGACCTGAAGCCGTCGGCCGACAACGCCGGCGCCTCGTTCCAGTCCCTGCACGGCACGCTCTCCGAGATGTGGGAGAACCCTACGGCGGCGGTGAAGGGGTTGGCGGGCGCCGTGGGGACGGATCTCTCGGCCAGTCTCGGCGTCGCCGGCGTGGCGGCCGGGGCCGCGTTGGGTGTCTTCACGGTCCTCGCGGCCGCGGCCTTCGAGTTCGCAGAGCGGGCCGCGAAGGTGGGGGCCAATCTGAACGACATGAGCGAGAAGACGGAGATCGCCGTCCCCGTCCTCTCGCGCTGGTCGAACGCCGCGAAGGTAGCCGGGACCGACATCAACACGCTCGCCAACGGCGTGTTCATGATGCAGAAACAGATGGCCGAGAGCCCCGACAAGTTCGAGAAGGGGCTTGAGCGGATCAATATCGACTTCGAAGAATTCAAACGCCTCTCGCCAGACCAGCAACTCCTCGCCATCGCCGATGGCCTCCGTGCCTTCCCGCTCGAGCGGACCGCTGCCGGCGTGGAAACACTGGGACGGTTTGCGAAGGACAACATCCCGTCGCTTCTCAAGATGAATGAAGCGATGGAGATGACCAAGGATCTGAATCCTTGGACCGCCGAAGAAGCGGAACAGGCCGAGCAATTCGAAATGCACCTCGCCAGCATCAAGGCGCATTTCGAAGAGATCGGCACCAACCTCGGGCGGGACGTCCTGCCCTCCGTCGATCGGTTCCTGGGCGCCCTCGAGGTGATGAGCCACTGGTCGCCGAGCGACTGGATGAAACGACTCCTCCTGCAGGCGTCGAACCCGGGCGGGTTCGCGGCGTTGAGTATTCCGCTCACGAGGAGTGAGGCCCCGACCGATATTGCCTTGCCGAAAGAAGGCAACGGCCAGGTGGTTGGGAACACAGTCGAGCAGACCGACAAACTGATCGAAGGCGCGATGAAGGATCGCGCGAAAACGGCGGCGGAATACGCGCAGGCCCTCCGGAACGTGATGTTGGCCGAACGTGGCTATCAGGGGGCGCTCTCGGATCTCGATGGCAAGGTCGTCGAGGCGATCCGGTTCGACCTCGAGCACAAAGCCGGGATCGAGGACATCGCGCGCGTGTACGGCGTCGAGCGCGAGCAGGTGAAGCTCGTCCAAGAGCAACTGAAAGCCGAGACGGAGCAGGCCAAAAAAGCCGCCGAGGAAGAGAAGAAGGCGGCCGACGAGCACAAGAAGCTGCTCGAACAGATCCGGAAAATCGAGCACGAGAACAACGCGGCCTCCGTGACCGAGCTCGAAAAAATCGGCAAGGTCAAAGAGGTCGTCAGTAAAGAGGATCGCGCCAACCTCGAAGACGAACTGCGGTTCCGCCGGCAGTACAACGACGAGATCGCGCAGCTCGTCCTGACCTCGACGCAATTCCAGATCTACCAGGTCGAGCAGTGGGTGAACGACGAGAAGGAGAAACTCAAAGCGCGCGGGGGAAACTGGCAAGCCGCGTACGACGAGATCGAGAAGATCGCGAAGCTGCACATTCAGCGGATCAACGCGCAGGTCCCCACCATCGGGAAAGCCTTCGCCGATACGCTCGACGGCCTCCCGGCGCTGATTCAGCAAGCCTTCACCGGCGGCGGCGGGCTCGAAGGGGCAATGAAGGCCGGCGTCGTGTTGCTCGGCACGAACCTCTTCGGGAAAGACGGCGTCTGGGCGCAGACCGTGACGCCCCAGATCAAGGCGCGCAACGCGGAGATCTCGGCCGCGATCCTCTCAGGCCTGGCGGTCGCTTCGGGCCTCGTCGATCCGAATTCACGGGAAGGCGGGGCGCTCTCCGGCGCCATGATGGGCGCCTCGGCCGGGGCCGCGATTGCGCCCTATCTCGGGCCGTACGGGTGGGCGGCCGTCGGCATCGGCGCCGGCGCCGGCGCGATCGCGGGCGCGCTGAAGGTGCCCGCCGACGAGAAGAATGCGCGCGATCAATTCAACACCTTCAAGCGCAGCCTCGACGATATGTTCGAGTCGGTGGCCACCTCGCAGCAACGCATCGAAGCCGGCGGGGACTCGTGGGCCAAGATGGTCATCGCCGTCCGCGAGGCCTACGTCGCCACCGGACGCACCGCCGCGCAAGCGATGTTCGATCTCGAAACGGCGACGCGTCACACGCGCGACGACGTCGAGAAGCTCCCGGATGATCTCGCCAAAATCAATCAGGCCCTGAAGGACCAGCAACAGGACACGACGGATCTCAACGCCGCGATCAGTCGCTACCACTTCACGCTCGAGGAGCTCGGCCCCGCCTTCCAGAAACAGGAATTGACGAAGCAGGCCCTACAACTCGAGAACAGCTTCCGCCTCCTCGTCGGCGCCGGCGCGGATGCGTCACTCGTGATCGATCGGATGGGCGACGACATCAACGCGTTCCTGAAAAGCGCGCTGAAGACCGGGACCGAAGTCCCGCGCGAAATGAAGCCGATGCTCGAGCAGATGGCGGCCGCGGGCAAGCTGCTCGACGAAAACGGCAACGCGATCACGGACCTCGGGGACTCCGGGATCAAGTGGTCCGAGACGATGACGCAGGGGTTCGATCGGATCGTCGACGCGCTCGAGAAAGTGCTCGTGGCGCTCGGCTGGGTGGATCTCGCCGTCGACCACATCCCGAATCAGAAAACGATCAAGGTCCTGTACGACATCCCGAATCCCCCGAGCGGGGCGTGGCTCGGCGAGCAGCAAGGGACCGGCGAGACGAGTATGGCGGCGGGCGGCTTCGGGCGCGCCACTGGCCCGCGCTGGTTCTATACCGCCGGGAACGAAGACTTCGCCTTCAGCGGGGAAGGGAAGACCTTCGCGCAGATGGCGACCCTGCAGGCCCGTCTATCCCAGCCGTCGACGTCAACCTCGTTCGTGGGCAGCGCGGCCTCGTTCGCGGCGGGCGCGACCCAGACGCCGGTCATCGTGCAATTGAAGGCCGAGTTCAACATCCATGAGCTGGATCCGGCGACGCTGCAACGCGTCGTCCGGGAGGATGTGGGGCCCGCGTTCGTCGGGCTGGTCGAAGACGGACTGTTCGTGTCCCGCCTGAATCAGGCGTTGAACCGCTGATGGCCGGGTACATTCGCTATGCGAAGTTCAGCCAGGACGTGAGCCGCACGGCGGTTTGGAGCGTCACGGGGGGCACGGAAGATCCCGGCTACCTGGCCGCCAACCTGAACGGCTACGACCTGACCGCGCCGGCGAAGCTGCTCACGACGACCGGGAAATGGCGCGCCGATCTGTCGGCCTCGCCGCCGGCGCTCGTGGGCGTCGCGCTCGTGCACTGCAATCTCCTCGCAGGCCTCGACGTGCATCTGCAGGGCGACAACGATGCGGCCTTCGGCTCGATCGACCTGGACGTCACCATCACGATTCCCGCGCTCGCGAATAACTGGCCGGTGAACCCGTACGTGATCTTCGCCGCGACGACGTGCCGGTACTGGCGATTGAACGTCGTCGGAGCGAACACCGTGGCCGTGTCGATCGGGCATATCGCCCTCCTGACCGCGGTGCAGTCCATGGCCTGGGCGGGCCAGGAACTGACCTGGGGCGATGTCATTCCGACCTGGGACGACGAGACGGAGATCTCCGTCCCGATGAACCTCGACCTCCTGACCCGGTTGCGCGCGTGTCGCTTCGAGACGGTGGGGGATGCGACGGCGCAAGCGGCGCTCGATGACTGGTGGTTCGATGCGCGGGGCATCAATTACCCGTTCTGGTTCGCGCCGAGTGTCTCGGTGAACGAGTGCTACTGGATGACGCACGCGGAGAAAGCGAAAGAGGTCGTCGCGCGGCTCGGGTTCCGGACGATGCAGGTGAAGCTGAAAGAATTCGGGCGGGGCATGTTGCCCACGCCCTGGTTGGTGTAAAGGGCGCGGCCGATGGCTCGATTGTTTGAATGCTCGTTCGATTTCTTCGCGACGGCCGACCTTGATACGCGGTGGACGAGTCACGTCGTGACCACGGGCCGGGGCGTCATTACCATTTCGAGCGGCACGGGCCGTCGCGGGACGAATAGCCTAAAGATCGCAGAGAGCGGGTCGGCGACAGTCCATCTCACGATGGTGAAGAAGACGATTGCGCCAGGGAGTTCCTCCGGCTTCTGCGGCATTTCGTTCATCACCGACAAGGCGCCGATCGCCCCGGGGAGCTATGGCCTGTACTCCGTGGTCGATGCGGGAACGGAACAACTGACCTTCCGGATTAACTCTGACATGACGCTCTCGTGTGTACGGGGGACGTCGGCAGGCACGGTGCTCGGGACCCCGACGTCCTTCGCCCTCAGCGTCGGCGTGAACTACTACCTGGAGTTCGGGTGGACGATTCACAACTCCGCCGGGACATTCGAGATCCGCGTCAATGGCAGCAGTAAGCGCACGGGCAGCAGTCTCGATACGCAGGCGACGGCGAATGCGGCCTGGAACGAAGAATGGATCGGCTTGAGCGACGCTGGCAGTGTGGGGCTCGGGAGCGATAGCTTTAACGTGCACTATGACGATCATTACCTAGTCGATTCGACCGGCGCCGCCAACAACACATTCAAAGGCGACGCCCGCGTCGACTGGTTGAAACCCACCGCCGAAGGCGCGAACACGGGCTGGACGCCGTCCGCAGGGAATCGCGCGACGACGATCGACGAGGTGGTCCCCAGCGCGACCGACTACAACTCGACGGCGGTCTTGAACGAGAAGTTCACCAACGTAATGGAGAACGCGCCGGTGAGCGGCGCCACGGTCCACTGGCTCACCGTCGTCGGGCTGATCAAGAAGAGCGATTCGGGGACCTGTTCGGTGGCGCCCGTGCTCCGCGAGGTGGCCACCGATCGCGTGGGCAGCGATCTGAATCCCGGCACGGCGGACAGCTATCTGGAGTGGCCGTACGAGCAGGACCCCGAAACCACGGCGGCGTGGGTCACCGGCGGCGTCGACGCCACCGAAGTCGGGCTGAAGAAGACGGCCTGACATGGCGGACGCCCAGGTCGAACAACTCGGCACCGAACTCGCCTCGAGCCCGGAGGCCGACGCCCAGGTCGAACAACTCGGCGCGGAGCTCGCCTCGTTGCCGAATGCCGGTGGCCAGGTCGAGCAACTGGGCGCGGAGCTCGCGTCATTACCGAACGCTGGGGTGCAGCTCGAGCAGTTCGGCGTGGAGCTCGTGACGGACGTGACGGTCCCTGCGCTGGTCGAGCAGCTCGGGCTCGAGCTCGTTAGCGAGAACGACCCCGAAGTCGCCTTCGTCAACGATCGCCTTCCCGGGATCACGCACATCGAGATCACCTTGAGCGATGACACGGTCGAGCCCTGGGCCGTCATCCCGATGGACGATCCGCTCGGCTACGACCACGGGCGGAAGCCGTCGCGCGTGCTGACCTGGGGTGACATCCGCCGATCGACGAGCGACTTCTACGGGCAACCGGTGGCCGCGGATTTTCGCTTCACGGTGCGGGACAAAGACCTGCACGTGCTCGACTACCTGGGCGATCCGGCGAACGTCTTCACGAACCGCTACACGGTGACGAAATCGATCCGCGACGTCGATCGGCGCCTGGGGTTCACGCGCCGGACGATCTTCCGCGGGCCGATTCGCAGCGTGCAACCCCGCGCGGGCGCGACCCATGAATTCACCGTCAAGGATTACCTCCAGGAACGCTTTGGCCCGAATAGCGACCTGCGCACGATTCCGCGGCGCAAGGTCCTCCTCGACGATTTCCCGGGCTGTGCGGCGACGCTCGTGAACTCCTCGGCCGAGCAGTACACCGTCGACGGCGCGCACGTCATTGGCAACACGGACATCGCGGTCCACGCCGGCGTGGGGACGTTCGCGGCCGACACCATCGTCTTCGGCAACCACGCGCAGGAATATCAGATCTCCGCGTCGACGATCAACGATCCGGAAACGCAAATCACCGTGAACCCGCCGCTCGTGTCGAACGTCCCGGACGGCACGAGCATCACGCAGATCCCGACGCACCAGGTCACGCCGGCGCTCGGGAGCGTGGCCCCGGTGCGCGGCGGCTTGATCACTGATCGCAAGATCGTCGCGGGCTCGGACGCCGGCGACGGCCAGGGCAAGGTCCAGTACGTCGGCGACGAAGCCCAGCCCGACGGCTTCACGTACGCCATGTTTCTCTGGGCCTGTCACGGCTGCTACAGCCCGTCCACGCAGCCGATCCAGCAGCTGTACTTCTGGAACAACGCGATGGAAGGCTCCGCCTCGGGCGTGCTCTTCGATCAGGGGTTCCAACCCATCCTGACGGCGATCGGCACGCTGGCGACGGAAGCCGGGACCGGCGGCCGCGTGCTGCTGCCGGGGTACGCGAACTGGACGGACAACCTCTATGCCGGGAGCTACGACGATCGCAACGGCCGGCGGTGGGTGTGGATCGGGCTGCGCGGGATTCTCCGCGACTGGGCACTCGGGATCCGGCCGGCGCCGATGAACCTGGGCGGCGTGCCGTTCTGCGTCAACGGCTACGGGATGGACTCGACGCTCGATGGGACGGGGACCGAAGTCCGCGATCTCCACGATCAGCTCGTCCTCGCGTTCAACAACTTCGCATGGGGCGATTACCAGAGCGGGGCGCCCTTGGCGGACCCGGTGTTTCCCGATAACGCGAGCCTGACGTTGCTCGACCTGGTGGCCATCGCGCGGGCGAAGACCCACGGCGCGACGCTCGTGACGGGCGGCTTCCGCGGCGATTGGAGTCTCGGCGTCGACAACGAACAGATCACGATGCAGGAATTCCTAAAGCGCTTCGTGCTGTCGCTCGGGGTCGAGCAATCCTGGAACCGGCGCACGCAGTGGACGATCGATCGGCAGATCTTCGACGAGACCGCCGCGATGACGAACGCGCCGACGCTCACCGATGAGCGCGACATCAAAAAGCTCTCCTTCGAGATCGACGAACGGCCGAGCGAGCAGTTCACGGCGCTCCGGTTCCTCCACACGCGCGATGAACTCCGGCGCGATCCGAGTGGCTGGCGCTCGAGCTCGGCCGATACCAACGTCGCCGACGCGGTCGACGAGTACGCGGACGATGCCGGGACCATCACGAAGTACAGCCCCAGCGGGACGAAGCTCTACTCGCAACCCCTGAACTTCTACCTGCTCCGCGGGAAGAACCGAGCCGACGACGCGACGGAGTACCAGCAGGGCAGCGACACGATCAATGCGGTTTTGCTCTACAAGCTCGCGATGGCGAAGGTGCGGGTCTTCGCGCTGACGACCTGGGGCAAGGGCTACACCATCGAGATCTTCGATCGGCTCTGGATTCAGCATCTGGCAAATGTTGGCGGGCGGACGGCGCGACCGACACGCGTGGTCGAGCACCTGGCCCATCCGGATCGCTGGCGCTGCACGCTGAAGTGTTTCGACCTGGCCGGGCTGCCCGGCTTTTGACGGAGGACGTATGCGATTGAATTTTCACGCGTGGACCTGGACGTATCGCGGGCCGCCCGGGCGGCAAGGACCGTCCCGTGGACGCCATTAATGCCGGGCTGATCGCGGTCGCCCTCGGGCAGATCGCGACCTTGGCCACCATCATCGTGAACGGCGCGCTCGTGCGCAGCCGCGAAAAAGCGAAGGCCCAGCGGGACGACGACGTCGCCGAGCGCAATCGCCGCTGGCTCATCGAAGACCGGGCCGCGCTCGCCGCGACGTTGCAAGCGAAGGTCGACGCGACCGCCGCGACTGTGGCCGCGACGGCGGAACTGACGGCGCACAAACTCGCGCTGAAGGTGGCCGAAGATCAACGCCTGGCCGCGGAGCAACAGCGCCAACACGTCGACGCGATCGTCGGCGCGGTGGCCGTGGTGGGCGAGGCGGCGCAGGCCGCGTATACCGAAGCGAACACGGTCAATCTGAAAATCGAAGCGTACGGCGCCGGCCTCACGGAGCTCGCGAAGGCCTCGCTGGCGGTCGAGAAGAAGACGCCGGGGACGTCGTGACCGAGACGCGCCTCGACATCACGATCGCGGTCCGCTTGAAAGAACTCCAGCTCCGCGAACACGAAGTGGAAGCCGAGATGGCGACGTTGCGCGATGTGCTGCAGGACTTGTTCATCCGACGGTGGCACGTGCAACACGACGATCTGAAAGTGCACGTGAAACAGGCCGCGCGTCGGACCGGGAGCGACTCTTCGCCCGGACACGATCTACCGCGGAGCGAGGACGCGGGCGCCTTGCGACTCACGCGCCGGACCACGGGAGACGCGTCGTGATCCCCTGGCGCGCCGTGATCCACTGGCGCGCGTGGCGGGTGCACGCGTGGCGGCTGCAACTGCGCGGCCATTATCACATTCGGCTCTGGGCCCTCGGCCCGGCGCTGCACGTGCTCGATCATCGGTGGTCGAGTCTCGCGATCCATGGCTGGCTCGAGATCGGGTGCGTGAACCTGCAACTGAGTCTGACCCACTACACCTGACCGAAAGGGAAACGATGAAACGCGAATGCTTGATCGTCGTCGTCGCGCTGCTGCTCCTCACCCGGCCCGTGGCCGCGCAGACGACGGACTGTATCGCACAGCATCCCGCACTGACGGCCCTCGACGACGCCACGATGATCGCGGCGTACCGGGCCAGCTTCGTCGGGATCTACGGCCGCGAACCGTCGATGCAACCGGGCAGCGGCGTCGACGATGGCCAGTACTGGATCTCGGTCAGTAATCATTTCGGCGCCTTCGGGGACCGAGTGTGTCGAGCCGGCTGGTCGCGCTACTGGGAAGGGAAGTTGCGCGGCGTGGATGCCTTGGATCCGTCGCTCGGGGATCTGCCGGCGCTCTTTCAGCCAGGCGGGCCCGTGCCGACGCCGACCCCTCAACCCGTACCTTCGCCCATTCAGGGACCCCCAGGACCACCGGGACCGAAAGGCGACAAAGGCGACCAGGGGAACCCCGGCGGAGTACCGACGGAATCCCTGAACGCCCTCCTGCAACGGATCGCGGCGCTCGAGCGGACCGTCGAGCAGCTCCACGCGCGGCCCGTGTACACGAGCTGCTCGGCGTATCTCAATCTCGGCTTCACGCGGGCGGCGATTGCCGGCTGCCGGTTGGTGCCATGAAGTTGGCGCCCGAGGCGGCGCTTGCATACGTGACCATCGCGCGGGCCGCGGCGATCGCCAGCGTGTCGAAGCGGACGATTTACAACTGGCTGGCGACCGGCAAATTGTCGACTAGGCGGACGGTGACCGGGCATGTCCGGATCGATCCGACGTCGTTGTTTCGGACGGATGAAAAGGCCCACCCATGACCCTGATGCCACTCCTGACGCTCGGCGGCGCGCTCGTCCAACTCCTCGGCGTCCTCCTCATCGCGTGGTGGATGGTCCGTGGGTTGTGGTTGTCGGGGACGCGCTGTTGGCGGTATGTCCGCGTGCCGGCGGGGACGGTCTATCTGTCTGCGGACCACTCACTGCTCACGGTGGGGGACGTGGTCACGATGCGCGGTCGGGCGGATGACGGCGTGGTGTTTAACGTCAAGCGGACCATTGCCGCGCTGAACGATACGCGCGTGACCCTATCATCGATCGCGCTGCTCGTGCTGCTGCTCAGTGGCTCGATCGGCGCGCAATGCGTGAAGCCTTGCGATCCGCCGCCGACGTGTCTGAAGAATTGCGACCCGTCGCCCTGCGTCAAAAACTGCACGCCGCCGCCGAACGATCCCTGCGTGAAAAATTGTCCGCCGCCGCCGAGCGACCCGCAGGCCCCGTATCAAATGACCGTCGGCGATCTCTACAGCTCCTGGCGCGGCAACGACCTGGCGGCCACGATCGGCACGAAAGCGGCCGTGAGCGGGTTGCAGACGCTGCTGAACAACGTCGACGACCCCGGCGTGAACCCCATCGGCGCGGGCGCGCTCAACTATGAGCACCTGATGCGCGGGACGGCGGATCCTCGCAATTGGTTCGCGCCGCGACTCGGTCGGTTTGATCTCTCCGTCGTCGACTGGCAGACCGTGCGGTTGACGCGGGCTGTCCAAGACGATCCCTGGAAGGTCGGGGCGACGATCACCTACCGCTCGGTCGCGCCGGCCTTCATCGACGTCGAGGCCGCGTTTCTCGTCACCGACGCCACGCAATTCGCGCCCTACCACGACGCCCTCTTCTTCTTCGCGTCGTATATGTACAACACCAGCGTGGCGCCGCACTTCCGGGGGATTGCTGGCCCGGACCAGCCCGAAACGTGGCTGACGATGCCCCTCGAGGCCGACGCCAACGCGGGCACGGTACGCCACGTCAGTGCGGGGCCGTTGCTCTATGACGCGCCGAACACCTTCGACGCGGCGTACAGTTTTTTCTCGACCGACTACCCGCGCTTCACACAGCCGTTCTACTGCGGCTTGGCGGAACCGGGCATGGTCTACGAGATCATGTTCGACCGCGCCTCCACGCCGGTCGACCAAATCAGGTTCGTGATCTACCAAACCAAAGTGCCCGACGGCACGATCCCGCATCCGGCCTGGGATTGGGAATACATCCTTCATCAGCCGGTGTCGGGGCAGACCTACGGCTTCAAGGCGCGGATGGGCTGGCGACTCGGGACGCTCGAGGACTGTCGTGCGGATTATGCGACCTGGGCCGCGAGTCTCCCGTGAGGCCGTGGTGGTCCAGTGTACTTTTCGGCGAGGACGGCGCAGACTACCCAGCACCCACCAAAGGATTCGCGATGCCTGATCAGCTGAAGACCTCGCCCGCGCCCGCCCTCGATCTCGCCGTCCCGATTGATCCGTGTGCCGTGACGATCACGGTGCACGGCGTGCTGCATCTCACTCTCTCGCTCGGCTCCGGGAGCGCGGACCGGAAGCTCGATTCGATCCTCGCGCAATTACAGGTGCAGACGCACCAACTGGAGCAACTCATGAGTGCAATCGATGATGTGAAAGCGGATCTCGACGCGGTGACCGTGGACCTCGCCGCCATCAAAACGGCCGTGGGCAGTACGATCGGCGCGCAGCAAACGCAGATTGCGGATCTCCAAAGCCAGATCGCGGCCTTGAACGCGGGCGACGCGTTGACGGCCTCACAGTTGGCGGATCTGAAGACGAGCGCCGACGCGGTCAAGGTTAGTGCGGATGAAGCGCTCGCGGCGGTGCAACCCCCGCCGACCGCGCGCAAGTCCAAGTAGGGTCCAGGGTCAGGGACGGGGGAGGATCGCTCCCTCGTCCACCAAAAGCTAGGAATAGGTAGGAAGCCCCTGCAGGTCGCGCGGGGACCATTCACAGTACGGCGAGCCCTTAGCTACCGCGGCGCGGGACTGGCGACTGATGCCTGCGCACGCAGGATTAAGAGTCGCGCACGTTCCTTCTCTTTCATCCTCCACAACACGTCCGAGTCGATGTGCAGTTCATAGGTCGTGAACCGCGCGCCGCAACCCAGACAGCGGCGCCGCCGACGGATCGCCTGG